TTCCTGTACATAATTTAACCGGTGCAACCTTGCCAACATATAACTTAATTCCAGCCGGAATAATTAGTTTCGCCTCATACATTTTCGTATTATGCCAACAGGGATCTAAGGCCAGCCGAATTTTGGCATCGATACAGGATTCGGCAAATTCTGTTGAAACATACTGTCCCCCCAATCGAGCACCTGTTGCTCTTAATGCCTCCCCCATATCATTGTTGCTTTGATATTTTCCGTATAATCGGTATACCGTAAGGGGAAGACGCGTAAGAAAAGTACCATATTGGCCATCTTTGAACGTATTTGCCTGCTCATCTTCCAACGCATCCAAATTCGCCGGTTTCAGTTTTTCATTTAAATTGTCAGCAAATTTCGAAGCAAATTCACCTGGCTGATAATGAACAATTGCATCATAGGCAATCCAACGGCGGGAACAGGCTGGAATAAGTTGAGATATTTAGGAATTATACAAAGAAAAGCCGTGTATTTTTGACTGATAATTCCAGTTATTCCGTTGTGGTCTGCGGCGGTTACTAACAAATTACTAACAAAATGAAAAACCGAGCAGGGCGGAGGGGCGTCCTGCTCGGTGGTGAGTTATCTTGCTTCGGAATCGGGTGGGGTGTCGTTGGTGCAGTCGGGATCGTGCAGTGGGTTCTCGGCAAGACTTAAATCAAGCCTTTTTTGCAATTCAGGCGGCCTGTGCCGCCGGAATCGCTTTTACATAAAGGTCATAATAAAAGTTTGTATTGAAGTAGTCAACCATGCTGTTCGATTTGTCGTAACGGTATGCGCAGATGATAGCGTTTACGCGCTCGACCAGCTCGACACCGGCGGGCGTCATAAAGTCGGCACCGGCTGCGATATGGTATTGATTGATCGTGTTCCGCTCGCGCTGCATTGCGCAATCGTAGGCATAAGCGGCGGCGGCGGTGCGGATGCGCTCTTGTTCGTCGGAGGGCAGATCCCAAAAAGCATCACAGTGGATCGGCTGGCCGTCGCCGGTGTAGATCCAAGCCATGCCCGGCGTGATGCGGTAGGCGGCGATATATTCATCGCGCGGTTTAATCAGCGCGGCGGGCGCCTTGATTGTAACGGTGATGTTCTGCCCGCCGGTATAAGTTTTACAGGCGACGGACACGCCTTTGATTCCGGCGCGCTTGATGTCGGCGCGGATTGCGGCGGACAGATCCGCACCGTACAGGTATTTGCCGGATTTGTTGCCGTAGACAGCGCCGCCGCCGAGATAGCCGTCTGTGCAGATCGTTGCGGCTCCGGCTTCTGCGTCCGGATTTGTGCCAAGGATTGCGGCGATCAGCTCGCGCTCTGATGCGTAGCCGTACCAGCATTTCTTGACGCCGTGCCAACGCATTTTCAAAGCCTTCAGCGCCGTGCGGACTGCTTCGGACGGCTTGCCGTCAAAATAAACCTCGCGGCTGGAAAATTCTGCGTTCTCGCTGATTTTGTAGTTGACCTTTTCGTTAATCTGTGCCATAATATTTGTACCTCCATAAATTCGTTTGTGGGTGGTGGGCTTCCCGTGCTGGTCGATTTGGTCGTTGGACAGTACGGGGAGTTTCTTATTTCAGTAATCGTTTTATCGCTTCTGTCGTTCCGAAGCCTTTTGCCTTCTCTGCCTCAATGCGGGCGATCAGGTCGGCATCTTCCAGTTTGCGAAGACTTAACGTATATGCTTTATACGTCTTGTCATTGTAACGCTTTTTTACCTCGCTACTGGTGTGCGTTTTCCGCTTCGGCTTTTCCTGATTTTCTATTGACTTTCAGCTCCTTTCGTGGTAAGATGTAAACAAGAGCGGCGACCGAGGCAACGGTCACGGCTCAACCACATGTTGGGTGAAGATTGGCCGTTTCCTTTGCGGGGGGCGGCTATTTCTTTTTCGTTACCGTGATAACTCCAAAGATAACAACGGCTAACAGATTCAGCAGTGCAAGCACTTCCATTACTGTCATGTTGTCACCTCCTGACGTTATGTATTCAGGAGGTCGAGCCGTTCCGCTCTTGCTTACGGGCTTATCTTAGCACATACTCGCAAGTATGTCAAGCCCTTTTTTGCAAATTTTTATAAAATCCTAGTTACATATCTTGATCTGCGGAAATTGCGATTATTATCACAATGTTGTCACCATAGCTTGACAACGCGCCGCGCAACTGTTATCATAAACATAGAATTTGATGGGTTTTTGAATAAAACACGGGAGAAAGTGAACTTTCTCCCGTGTTTTATTCAAAAACCTGTTATTTTTTTCTGCAAGGAGGTGCTTAATCATGCTTAAATCGTCCCCGGATTCTATCATGAAGGCTTGCAAACAATACAAAGACCTCTGTGAATCTGGACAAATCAAACGACCGGACTTTTGGCACTTCTGCGGGTGGTTCGGTGAAGTCGCTGACGATGTTTCTAAATTCATTAAATCGGACGGCGCTGTTGGTTGTGGGTTTGATCCCGCTGCTGATGCTGAACAACGGAATGAGACAATGAAGAAGCAGGATCTTTCAAAAAATAGAGCCGCGGCTGATGCATTGAGGCGCCTCTGTACCTTTATAAGGGGGCAGTACAGTACAGCTCCAGCATGGTCAGGCGCTCAAACGAATAAAGCGGTGTTCAATCAGCGGCAGGACTTTGACGGGGCTGCACTTGTCGATAAAAAGGATGTTAACGCGTCGGGAGATGTGCAGCTTCGGATTCTCGGAGGATTCGGAGATATAGCAGACGCTTTTGACTGATAGACAGATAACACATTAAATATGCAGAATAAAGCGGATAATGCAAAAACGTGACGCGCAAAGAGACGTTTGAACGCAGCAAAAAGAATATTTTGTTGCGTTCGCAAGTTATGCGACGCATAAACGGCATACAACCGGCACACAACTGGCGCGCAATTCGGAGCAGGACAGCATGAGCGGCTCGGGCTGCGCGGGCGCATATCCGCATAGTCCGGGCGCATATCCGGCACGGGGCACGGGGCTAGGCGGGGCGGCAATCCCCCCGGGGCGCGCCGCGTGATATTGAATCAACACCAAAACCACGCCCGCGCGCGGGGGGTGGGGGTGCCGGAAAAAGTGCGCGGTGGTTCTGTGGGCGGCTATCCTTGTATTCCACACAGTGATCCTCCCCTCCCACACATGCCCGTGGAATCGGGCACAAACCGGCGCATCATGGGCTTAAGACGCCCCCTACCGGAAAAGATGGGGCGCTCCCTCTTGAAAACGCGCATTGGAAAATCAAAAAAGGAACCCCGTCGGCTTTAGCACGGTGAAGTGAGCGGCTGGCGGGATAACAGATACGGCGCTGTTGCAGCTACCCGCCGGACGGAGAGCGGTAAGCGCGGTTGGATTCCGCGCGGCGCCCTTGAGGCCGGTCAACACGGCCGGCCTCAAACGAGAAGGCTTTTACCCCCCTAAAATTGTGATATGACCGCCGCGAGCCAGAGCGATCTCGGCTTCTCCTTGGCCTGCTAAACGGGGTGCAACTCCCTGTCGCGGCGGTATCGCGCACCATTCCGGCGCGGGAAACAAACGGGAATGGTTTTGGGACACACTGCAACGCCCAGCCCATGTAAAACGGCGTTCTTAAAGGATTGTGACCGGCAACCATACCGGATGCAATAAAACTGATTTTGGAAGCTGCCAACCATAGCAGCGGAAAGGAAACCAGCATGGAAGAAGAAAAGAGCATGGTCTTGGAGGACGGCCCCGAGATTGAGATCACGGGGATCGAGGAAGACGAAGGCGTCGGAAACCAGGGCGCTGACGGCGAGGCCACAGGCAGCGGCGCAGAGAATGACGGCGGCGAGCCTGAAAACGCAGACGGCGGCGAAGCCGACGAGAGCGGCGGCGATGGTCAGCAGCAGGAAGCATCCGGAGCGGAAAGCGGCGAGACGTTCACGCTAAAGGTTCTCGGGGTAGAGCAAACCGTCGGGCGGGACGAGGTCATTCAGCTTGCACAGAAGGGCAAGGACTATGACAGAGTGAAGGAAGCCTCTGAGCGTCTGAAGACGGAGGTAGAGGGGCTCCGGGATTTCCGGTCGAAAAACGAGGCCGACCTGAGGGAGCTGCGCGCATACATGGAGGAAAGCGGCGCGGAAAGCGTCTGCGACGTTCTGGATGCGATGCGGATTAACGCGATGGCGGCAAAGGGCGTGAGCCGGGAGGTTGCGGCGGAGCGCGTGAAGAACGCGCGCTTGCAGCGTCAGCTTCAGGAGAAGGAGGAGCGGATAACCGCCGATGAAACCCAGCAGAGAAAGGTGCAGGGTGATCTCAACGAGTTTCGCAAAGCCTATCCTGACGTGGCGGTCGACAAGAGCCTGCTTGAGCAGCTTGCCGACGACATCCGCGCGACCGGGAATCTGACGGCGGCGTATCAGCGCCGCGAAAACCGCAGACTTTCCGAGGAGCTGAAAAAGGCGAAATCCGACCTTGCGGCGGAGAAGCAGAACCAGTCCAACAAGCAGAGAAGCGGCGGCTCGCAGAAGAGCAGCTCTGGAAACTCTGAGACGTGGCTCGACCAGTTCCAGCAGGGTCTGCTGTCCGACGACGATTAAGTCATAGCCTTGCCTCCGACTTTTAGGAGGTAAAAATGGCAGTTATCAACCTTGCATCGCAGATTCACAAGTCCGTTCTGGAGCGTCTTTCCTTTGACGCGCTGACCGGCAACCTGTTTAACAAAAGCCTTGACGTGTCGTTCAACGGCGTCAAGAGCGTATCGTTCTATTCCGTCGGCACTGCGCCGATCAACGACTATTCCCGCAGCGGGACGAGCCGTTACGGCACGCCGACCGAGCTGGACGACTTCCTTCAGGAGATGACCATGACGCAGGACAAGTCCTCGACGTGGACGATCGACAAGGGCAACCAGAAGGAACAGTTCAACATCAAGAAGGCGCAGGAGACGCTGAAGCGGCAGATCAAGGAGAAGTACGCGCCGATGATCGACAAGTACCGTTTCGGCAGATGGCTGAACGGCGCCGGTCAGGTCAACGGTCTGACGGATGCTCCGACCAAGAGCACGATCGTCAGCTCCATGGTCAAGATGCACTATGCGCTGACCGGCAAGGCCGTCCCCGTTCGCGGCAGAACCTATATCGTCCCGATCGGGCAGATCGACAAGGTCGTGCTTGCCGACGAGTTCCACTATTCCGACGCGCTGACCACGAAGATCCTCTCTAACGGAGAAATCGGAACGTTCCTCGGCGTGCCGCTGAAGCCCGTTCCCGACGACTACCTGCCGAGCGGCGTGTACTTTGCGTGTACGTACAAGCCCGCGTGCATTTCGCCGGTAAAGCTTCAGGACTACAAGATCAACACGACCCCGCAGGGCGTCTCCGGCGACCTCGTGGAAATGCGCCTGATTTACGACGCGTTTGTCGACGGAACGAAGGCCGATGGCATCTATGTCGCGGCAAACGCAAAGGTCTGCTGCGCCGCCCCGACGATCGAGATCGCAAGCAACACCGCGACGATGACCAGCACCACGAGCGGCGCGACGATCCTGTACACCGTCGACGGCAGCGACCCGCGTTATTCCAAGAGCGCGCTGACCTACAACGCAAGCGCGAAGCCGACCATCGAGGCCGGTGCGACCGTGCGTGCGTGCGCCACGAAGTCCGGCTCGTTCCAGTCCGGCGTCGCGGCGAAGGCGAACGCCTGATTACAACAGCAGAGAGCCGGGCTTGCCCCGGCTTTCTGCGCACATGCAGATAGGAGGAAGCAATGAATACGATTTTGGGGGTTGCGGCGGCGTGCTTTTGCGTGGCGGCTGTTTTGGCAATCGCGGCGGTCTTTTCCGTCTGCCGGAAGCTGAGGCTGCTCGTGTCGAATCAGCTCGAACTGGCGCAACGGGAGGTCGTCAGACGGCTTTCCGACTTGGGCCGGCGGCTCGACGCCGTGGAAAGCCGGCTTTTCAACTTGGGCAGTGAGCTCAACGAGGTCAACCAGCGGCTCGATGCCGTGGGAAACCGGCTTTCCGACTTGGACAGGGAACTCAACGGGATCAGCACGGCGGTGATACCGGACGACAGCGCGGCACGACGCGCTAAGACCGAGGTCGACAAGTTCAATGAGGGGCTGTTTAATATTTTGACTTATAACGGTTCACGCAAATCGGAGGACAAATGAAGAAGGGCTACAGACCGACGTGCAAGGACGTCTGGGACAAATATCAAAAGTCGGTGCAGTTCAAGCAGCAGCTCGGGCTGTACCAGACTGTCGAAGAAAACGAGAACATCTTCATCGGGAAACAATGGGAGGGCGTTCAGGCGAACGGGCTTCCGACGCCTGTTTTCAACTTTACAAAACGTGTCACGATGTTTCAGGTCGCGACGATCACGTCGGACAACATCGCCGCACGCGTCACGCCGATCCTGCCGACGGAGGAGCTTTCAAAGGCGGACGTCGAACGGATCGCGGACATTGCAAGCGAACAAATCACGGCGATATTCGACCGGATCGGTCTGATTGCACTGCTGCGCCAGTACGTCAGAAATGCGGCAGTGGACGGAGACGCAGCACTTTACACGTACTTTGACCAGTCAATCAAGAACGGGCAAAAGGTAAAGGGCGAAATTCAGACCGAGGTGATCGAGAACACGCGCATTCACTTCGCAAACCCAAATTCCAGAAACGTACAGGGACAGCAGTGGATGATCATCTCGCGCCGTCTGCCGTGCGAGGACGTGAAGGAACGCGCCGAGGACTACGGCGCAGATGAAGAGACGCTTGCGGCAATCACGCCGGACGAGGCCGACCATTACAGCAAAATGGAGACGCTGACGGACGACCGGACAACGCTGCTCCTGTTCTTCTGGCGCGACCGGGAGACCAAGACAATCTGGCAGTTTGAATGCACGGAAAAGGCGGTCGTGCGGAAGGCAATCGACACGGAAACGGAAATGTTCCCGATCACATGGCTGAGCTGGGACTACATTCAGGATTCGTGCCACGGACAGGCAGCCATTACGGGGCTGAAGCCGAATCAGCTGTTCATCAATCGCTTGTTTGCGATGACAATGGTTTCGCTCATGACGACGGCATACCCGAAGATCGTCTATGACAAAACGCGCCTCCCGAACGGCTGGGATTCCCGCGTCGGCGCGGCAATCGCGGTCAATGGCGGCGACGTGAGCAACATTGCCAAGATCATGGACCCGGCGTCGATCTCCCCGCAGATCGGCGAATTCATTAAAATCTGCATTGACTACACCCAGAACTTCATGGGCGCGTCCGATGTGGCAATGGGTGATGCGCGACCGGACAATACATCAGCTATCGTTGCATTGCAGCGCGCAGCGAACACGCCGCTCGAGCTGACGAAGCAGAACCTTTATCACTCGCTCGAGGAGCTTTGCCGCATCTACCTCGACCAAATGGCGGCGTTCTACGGAACGCGGCGCGTGGAAATGAAGGGCTTGCCCGGAGCAGAAGAGCGCCCGTTCGGGATTGACATGACGCAGTATAAATTCCCGCAGGAGTTCGACTTCAAAAAGCTGCGCGATATTCTGCTCTCCGTCACGATCGACGTCGGCGCGTCCTCCTATTGGTCGGAAATTGCCGCAATGCAGACGCTCGACAATCTGCTGATGCAGAACAAGATCGGCATGGTGGATTATCTAGAACGTATGCCGAGCGGCTACATCCCGAAAAAGCAAGAGCTGATTTCCACGATGAAGCAGCAGATGCAGCCGGTCGACGTCCCGGATGCCGGAGGTGGCGGTGAGGTCATTCCGGAGCAGGACATGACCAATCAGCTCCAGATAAGACCCGGCGGCGGGAACGGGGCATTGCAGCGGGCAATTGCAAAGGGAGGTGACGCGGTATGAGTTTGCCGAAGATGGAGACGGACGTCAAGAACATTGAGAAGCTTGCGAAGCGCCCGAACGCCACGGATAGCCTTGATTACAAGAAATTGCAGAAGGCATTCGACAAGGCCGGAGTCGATATTCAGTCGTTCCTCAACAATACGCTGATACCGGCGCTTGAGTCCGGTATCGGCGGTGTTGACATAAATGCGCTTCAGGAGGCGCAAGGCGCTGCCAAGGAAATGGCATTTCCGGTCTACGACCCGAGCGTTGGTGTGAATGCAAAGCTCTTGATCGCGGACATTCTCCCGTTCACTGTTGCCGTCACGAAGGATGCAAGCGGTGCAATTACGTGTGATAAAACATTCGCGCTCGTCCGCGCCGCATACAATGCCGGTCGGCCGGTCTTCTGCATCTACTCCAACAATAAGGAGCAATGGTTCCCGGTTATCCTGACGCTTGCGGAATGCTCGAGCACTTCTGCGATATTCACGCGATACACGGAGGTATATCAAGGCGACACGCGGCTTGTCTGGATCACGCTTTCGGCAAGCGGAGCGGTCGACACGTCGACCACGATCGACGCATCGAGCGTTGCATACTCAAACACGACGGACGAGGAATCAAAGCTTGCGGTGGGCGTGAGGGCGTTTCTCGACCTGCTTTACCAGAAGCTGACGGGTCTCGGCAAACGCCTTCCGGCGCTGTTTGCATCCGATGCTGGGAAAATTCTTACGGCGAACGAGGACGGGACGGCCGGATGGTCGCAAAAACCGACGTATGCCGCAAGCGAGGTCACTGCAACGCTTCGGGGAGTAGGAATTGACGGGATTCCGACGGACGTGCAAACCGCTCTGAATATTCTTCGAGATCTGATTGATCCGCTTGGAATGGACGCAACCGCGGACTACAAGGCCAGCGGCGCAAGCTCTGTGAAGGTCTGGGCAACGATGGCCGCCGCGAACGACGCCACCAAATACCGCGTGATGGCAGGGCGGTATCAAATCAATCAGTCAGGATTCACCGATTCCGTGGTAATCACAGACGTTCCGGGCAGCACGGTGCGGGTCGTACAAATCACCGAGTGCAGCAGCGATCCTTTTGTATACCTGTCTGTGTATAGTGCCAACAGTCCCGGCGCAACACCAGTGATGCAAGTGGATTTTTCGTCGGAGGAAAACTACCTTTATGTATTTGAGAAGAACCTGCTTCTGCCGTACTATGGGACGGAGGATCAGGGGAAGGTTCTGACCGTTGACGACAGAGGTTACCCGAAATGGAAAGCATCCGCAGCGCTCCCGACGGTCGGAGCATCGGACAACGGAAGCTTTTTGCGCGTCGTGAACGGAACGTGGGCGGCTGCGCAGCTGACTGACGTATCGGAGGTGGGAGCATGACGGATCAGGTGCTGATGCCCGGCGCGGACTATCAGGCGATCTGCAACGCCGTCAGGGCACTGACCGGCGGCAAGGCGGCGCTGAAGTCCGGGGACATTGCCGGGGCGCTGGCGGGCGTCAAAAGGCTAACCGTGCAGACCGGGACGGTGACGCCGACGGCGGACACGCCTACGCTTGCGGTCGCAACCGACGGGAAGCCGCGTCTGCTCTGGATTTCCACGGACGACCACGGCGCGCTTACCGGGTCTCTGCTGGCGGTCACGTCCGTTGCAGTCGTTCCGGTCGACGGCGTGCTGCGCAACACGATGGTCAACGTTGTGCAGCCCAGCGGCGCGGAGGCTGGCTTTGTCTCGGGCGCCAATGTGGAGCAGAACGGCGTTACGATGGAGTTTTCGTCAAACCGTGTATTCGTCGGCGGCCGAACGTACTACTGGACGGCGTACTTCTGGGAGGATAATGCGTGAGATATTACAAACAGACGACAGATGGGTATATCACGGCGATCGGGACGGGCAGAACCGGCGGCGAGACGATCACACAGGAAGAATACGCCGCGATCGTTGACGCTATGGCGACGAGGCCGACGCCGGAGGACGGGCACAGCTACCGGCTGACCGACCGGCTGACGTGGGAATCGGCAGAGATTGAGCGAAGCGGCGTCTACACGCGCGCGGAGCTTGAGGAAATGAGTAACGCGGAGCTGGAAACCATTCTTTGGCAGTACGGCATTACTGCTAACATGACAAAAGCAAACCTGATTCGGCTGATTCTTTCGGCACAGGGAGGGGATGCACTTGTCTGAAGCAATTGCAGTGGCCGTGATCGGCGGCGTGTTCGCAATTTTATGCGCGGTCGTGACGGGCTTGATCTCAAGCGCCACGACGAGCCGAAAGACGAACACGGCACTGAAGATCAGTCAGGCCGTGACCGACGCGAAGATCGAGGAGCTGACGCGCGAGGTGCATGAGCACAACGGATTTGCCCGGCGAATGCCGGTTGTGGAGGAGCAAATCAAGGTTATCAATCATCGGATTGCCGATCTTGAGCAATCTGAGAGAAACGGACAGGCGCAGAGCGCCGGAAAGGAAGGGACAGTATGAGGAACTGGAAGAAATGGGCGAAAGCGGCCGCGATTCGCGCGGTCAAAACCGTCGCGCAGACGGCGGTCGGCGTGATCGGCGCGAGTGCGCTGATTTCGGAGGTCAGCTGGCTGACGGTGGTGTCTGCCGCCTGTCTGGCCGGTGTCGTCAGCATTCTGACGAGCATTGCCGGGCTGCCGGAGGCAAAGGAGGGCTGACGAGTGGGAGTTCAGTATCTGGCCGTTGATCTTTCGGAGTATCAGCGCGGGATCAGCTTCCCACGCCTGAAGTCCGAGGGCGTTCAGGGCGTGATTCTGCGCGGTGGCGACGGCTCGTATTGCGACAAGTGCTTTGAGACGTTCTATGCACAGGCGAAGGCGAACGGTCTGCCGGTCGGCGCGTATTGGTTCAGCCGGGCTAAGACGGTGGCTGACGCCGAGGCCGAGGCCGAGCGCTTTTACGACCGCTGCCTTGCCGGAAAGACGTTCGAGCTTCCGATCTATCTGGACTGCGAGGCAGACAGTCAGCTTCGCATCGGCAAGCGCGCGCTGACGGACGTTGTCAAGGCGTGGAGCGCGTGGCTCGTCGCGAAGGGCTACCTCTGCGGCGTGTATTCCACGGCGAATTGGTTCCGCAAGTGCATGTACTTCGACGAGCTGGCTGACCTTGAAATCTGGGTTGCGCAGTGGTCGAGGCGTGCGCCGAATATCCGCTACGGCATGTGGCAGTTTGGCGGTGAGACGAATCTGCTGCGCGACAAGCACATCGCCGGGTATGTGGTCGATCAGAATTACATGGTCGTGGATTACGCGACCATCACCAAAAACGGAGGCTTCAACGGATTTGAATCCCCGAATCACGACGAGGAGGAGGAGGAAGAAATGACAAGATACCACACCTTTGACGAGGTTCCTGACTGGGCGAAGCCCGAAATTAAGGAGCTGATGGACGCAGGGGCGCTGCGCGGCGACGAGAAGGGCGATCTGAACCTTTCGGACGACCTGATGCGCGCAATTATCATCAACAAGCGCTACACGGACAGCAAGCAGTAACAGGACGCGGCGGGGCGGGGAAACCCGCCCCGGAGGGAAGCAATGGCAAAGCAGATGAAAGTCAAAACGGGCGGCGGGTCGGTCACGATCGACCTCGGACGCCCGAACAGCGAGCCGCAGCGGGAATTCTTCGCCTCACGCTGCAAATACACCGCATACGGCGGCGCGCGCGGCGGCGGCAAGACGTGGGCTTCGTCCCGTAAGGCAATCGGCGGCGCGCTGCGGTGGCCGGGGATCAAGATATTAATGATCCGCCGGGAGTACGACGATATGCGGAACTCCTTGATCGAGCCGATGCTGGCAATCCTGCCGCAGGAGATCGCAACCTATAACGGAACGCTGAATATCATCTACTTCGTGAACGGCTCGACGATCAAATTCGGCAATATGCCGGGCTACGGCGCGGCGGTCGCGGGAAAATACCAAGGCCAAGAATACGACTGGATCTTCATGGAAGAAGCGACACAGTTTACAGAACAGGAATTCCGCGGCCTTGGCGCGTGTCTGCGTGGCGTCAACAAGATTCCGAAGCGCTTTTATCTGACGTGTAACCCCGGCGGCGTCGGGCATCACTGGGTAAAGCGGCTGTTCGTCTCAAGAGAATTCCGGGACGGGGAGAATCCGGCCGACTATCGCTTCATCAAGGCGACTGTTGAGGACAACAAAGACCTGATGGAAAGTTCCCCGGACTACGTTCAGGCGCTCGATCTTCTGCCGGAGGATATCCGAAACGCGCACCGCTACGGCGACTGGGACGCGCTGGCCGGGACGTACTTCTCGGAATTCCGGCCGGAGCTGCACATCTGCAAGCCGTTCCGAATCCCGGACGAGTGGCCGCGCTACCGCGCGTTTGACTATGGCCTTGATATGTTCGCGTGTCTTTGGATCGCGGTCGACTTTTCCGGCCGGTGCTATGTGTACAGAGAATACTGCGAGAGTGACCTTGTTGTTTCGGACGCGGCGCGGGTCATGCGCGCCTGCACGCCGCCCGAGGAACGCGTCTCCTTCACGATCGCGCCGCCGGATATGTGGAACAGGCAGAAGGACAGCGGCAAGAACATGGCGGAGCTGTTCATGCAGAACGGAATCGGGCTTTTGAAGGCATCCAATTCCAGAATTCAGGGCTGGCTTGCCCTCAAGGAGCTTATGAAGCTGCGAAAGGACGGAAAGCCCGGCCTCATCATTTTCTCAGACTGCAAGTCCCTGATCGAATTCCTGCCCGCGCTCCAGCATGACACGAAGAACCCGTCTGATTGCGCAAAGGAGCCGCACGAGATCACGCACGCGCCGGACGCGCTGCGCTATTTTGCCGTCATGCGCACAATGCCCGCGATCAAAAACGCGGTCATTACGCCGGAGGACGACTTTGACGACGGGCGCAACGCATCGGACTATGACAGCGTAATGTGCGGCGGAGAGCCGCAGGAATCCTATATGTTCTTTTAAGGGGTGGACTATGGCAACGTTAAAAGGAACGTCAAAGCAGCAGACGGTTTCCGTTTCAAAATTTCTCGGCCTTTACGAGGCTGAGGACGGCGATACGCAGATGAAGCGCGGCGTTTCGCCGAGCATGAATAACTATGAGGTCACAGAAAACTTTCACCTCCGAACGCGGCCGGGCTTTTCGCCGCTGCTCGAGCGGCGCAATCAGGACGGGAGCATGATCCCCTGCAAGGGGGTATTTCGGGACGGTGAAAGCCTCTATGTCATGTTCGGCGCGGACGCGTATCTTTACAAAAAGGGCACGAACGGGTATTCCTCGACGAAGCTCGGAACACTCCCCTACACGGGAGACACGCCGCCGGAGGTGACGATGTTCCGATTCGGGGATTCGGTCTACTTCCTGAACGGCTTCGGATATTTTAGCGTAGAGAGGCACGTTGGCGCGCCGAAAGTGCAGGACGTTCCCGCGTATGTCCCGATCGTCGTGACAGGCGCTTCCCCGTCCGGCGGCGGCACGGAGCTTGAACGCGTCAACATGCTCACGAGTGAGCGCAGGGCGCTTTTTTCAGCGGACGGCACGTCGAAGGAGTATCTGCTGCCCGAATACAACCTCCCGGCCGATCCGTTCGTCACGGTCGAAATAAACGGCATGGACGTGCCTCCGGCGAATTACACAGTGTCGGACGTTGAGGGTTCGGTTCCGAGGCAGACGAAGGTCGTCTTTCAGGAGGCGCCCGCAAAGGGCGTGAATAACGTTGAGATTTCGTGGAAGGCCGCGCCGGACAGCAAGGCCTTGATCTCCGCGATGCGATTTGTTGAGAAATTCAACGGGGCGACGGATAGCCGTGTGTTCTTCTATGGAGACGGCGGGAACGTCGTTTACTACACGGAGCCGACGCTTTCCGGGAAGCTGACGGGCGCATATATCCCGGCGATGAACGAAATTGCAATCGGCGACGACACGTCCCCCGTGACGGGGTTGATGCGGCACTACGGCCGCATGATGGCCTTCAAGCCGGACGGCACATATTCCGTCTCCTATGACACGATCACGAAGCCGGACGGGTCGGTCACGGCCGGGTTCTACGTCCGGACGATGCACAGAAGCCTCGGGAGCGACTGCATGGGGCAGATGGCCTATGTGCAGAACTTCCCGCGCACCTTCTGCGCCGGAACGCTTTATGACTGGAAGCAGACGGCGAGCTATTATCAGGACGAACGCTATGCGCGGTCGGTCTCCGAGCCGGTGCAATTCACGCTGAGAAAAGCGGACGCGGAGCGCCTCGTTTTCTTCGACGACGACGTTGAGAAGCGGTTCTATCTGTTCCTGAACGATTCCGCCGGGACGGTTCTGGTGAACGCATACGAGCAGGGCGTTTGGTATCGCTACAGCATGAATTTCGGCGCGGACAACAGCACGGCGCGTGTGGTCGGCTGCTGCCGGTTCGACGGAATGCTGCTGGTTGCGACGGAGGCGGCGCTCTATGAGCTTGACGAGCGCTTCGGCTACGATTACACGCCGTCGATCGGCGAACGGGCATACCTCGGGACACCGATCCTATGCAGATGGGAGAGCGGCTTTGACGCCTTCGGCGCGGAATTCCAGAAAAAATACTCGTCGTATATCTGGGTATCGCTTGCGCCGGGGCTTGGGGCGTCGGCTACCGTCACGGCAGAGAGCGACCGGCGGCCGGACTACGCCGACAAGGCGTGCAGCAACACGACGACCGGCCTGTTCGACGATGTTGATTTTGAAGAATTTTCGTTCGAGACGTATTCCGTCCCGCGCGTGAAGCGCATGAAGCTGAAGGTGAAAAAATTCGTTTACTACAAGCTGATTGTCACGAGCGGCGGCGGAGAGCAGATATATGTACAGATACCAAACAACGACAACGGTCACGGGATCGTGACGGTCTTGAACATCGACCAGCGCGTCCGCTTCGGCTCGGACGCGAAAGGAGGATAACCATGACGAGCGCACAAACGGTGTTTGACATTGCAATTAAGCTGATGGACGAGCAGGACGAGGCGACCGGCGCGACCAAAACGCAGGACACGGCGGAATATGAGCACCGCACGCTTGATATTCTGAACAGTCTGCGGCACGAGTGCTATCTTTACTCCGACACCTTTGCCCCGAGAGAGGACGGACGCCGACCGATCTGCGCGGAGGTAAAGGCAATGAGCGACACACTCGACCTTGACGACGCGATCGCGCAGGGAGCGCTCCCCTATGGGCTGGCCTCCCGTCTGCTGCTCGGAGAAAACGACAGCCTCGCATCCTTTTTCCAGCAACTTTATGAGGAAAAGCTTGCGCTGTTCGGCCGGACGTGCCCGGCGCAGTTTGAGAGCATCCCGCTTTACTACGGCGGGCTGAATTAGGGAGGGCAGCATGGACGAGCTTACCAAAAAGCCGAAGGAAACGGCCAAAAACGGCGGAAACGCCGCGTCGAACCTTGCGACGAATATCAAGACCCCGGACGTCGGCAGCGTGAGCACGACGAGGCCGGAGACAAAGACGCAGACGGCGGCGCAGAGCACCGCACCGACGACGAAGAGCGCGCCGTATCAGTACGACGCGAACACGGACTACACCGCGCAGATTGAGAAGGCGGCGGCTGCCGGGAACTACCGGGAGGCCGCGATTCTGGAACAGCAGCGAAACGCGAAGATTTCCGGCGAGAAGCTGGACTATGACCCGACGAGCAAATACGCAAGCTATCTTTCCGGCGACCCGAGCTACGTCGGCTCGGTTCTGTCCGGGACGGACATGAACGACCGGAACAGCATCTATTCGGCGTATCAGCAGCTGATCTCCCAATCCACGAAACCGACCGACCTGACCGGTTATTTGCAGACGCTGTACGACGCCAATATGAGAGCGTCACAGGCTGCGGTCGACAAGCAGTACGCCGGATATGAGGCGGCAATCAACGCCGAAAAGGAGAAGGCACAGCTTGCAGCAGATAAGAGCATGACGCAGGAGGCCGTGAACGCACAGCGCGCGCAACGGGCGTGGAACGAGGCACAGAGTGCCTACGGCCTCTCCAGCGGCGCGCAGGGACAGGTTGCCGTCAGTCGTGCCAATCAGACGCAGGCCGATATAGCCGCGATTCAGGCAGCGCAACAGGCCGCAGACGCCGAGATCGAGCGGCAGCGGACGCAGTACAAGGAGCAGTATGCGGCGGCGCTTCTTGAGGCGGCTGCAAACAACGACACGCAGCGCGCACAGGCGCTCTATGAGGAAATGGTGCGGCAGGACAACGCGCTGACCGAGCAGAGACAGCAAAACACGGAATGGGCGCTTTCCTACCTGAACGGTCGCGCCGGGAACGCCGGAGGAGGCGGCGGCAGATATTACGGCTCCCCAAAAGATGATGGCGACGACGGCGGCGACGACAACTATTACAGCAGAATTCTGAACGACTGGAACAGCAGCGACTATTCGAACAGCGAAAGGCACGACTTCCTCGCGCTCATAAACGACGCGCTGCTCAGCGGGCATCTGACCACCGCACAGGCAAACGACCTCAGGGGTACGATCGCGGCAAGGTCGAAGCCCGGCGCCGGTGGGTCGCCGGGAAGGAGGTATGACGTCACAAGATGAGCGGGTACGAGGATCTCTTCAAAAGTTATTTCCCGGATCGCGATAGTACGCCGCAAAGCGGCACGAGAAACGGCAGCACCGGCAGAGGAAGCGGCACGGGAACGCGGCAGTCTGACAGCTATGAAAGCCTCCGCAAGAAGCATTTCGGCAATTCCGGCACGGGAACGCGGCAGTCTGACAGCTATGAAGGCCTCCGCAGGAAGCATCTCGGCGATACCGGGCAGCGCACTGGGACGAGCACGCGGGTCACGGTTCGCCCGGAGAAATGGTTAGAGGAGAAGCCGAAGAAAGGCGCTGACTGGTGGGTAAAGCCCGGCAAGACCGCGCTTTCCATGCTGCCGGACAACGGAAAATGGGCACGGGAGCAGACGCGGGCGCGCATGAACGACCCGGAGGCGCATTATACGGACAGAGAATGGACGCTCCCGACCGGGGCGGCCGGAGGAGCTGCCCTGAGCGCTATGACCGGCGCACGCGCTTCCGCGCTCAAGACCGATCCGGCGGAATCCAAGCCGGTCAGTCTGCCGAAGTCGGACGAGGCGACCGGCGCGCTCGGCCGGGCGGCGCATGACCCGGATTTCGTCGGGCCGCTCCCGGCCGGAACGCGTGGGACGGCTGGAAACGCGCAGCAGCGGGCACAGGCGCACGCGCAGATCGCAAGCGACGCCTACACCGCACAGCAGAACATCACAAAGCAATATCAGGACACGCAGGAAAAAGCCGCTGCAAGCGCGCAGCGCGCCGCGCAAATCCTCGCCGAATCCGGCGCGGTGCAGAACGGGGACGGCTCCTTCACGTTCCCGAACGCTGCGAGCGCACGCATGTTCACAAAGGCGCTTGAGGACGCAAGGCGGGAATCCGAGCGCGGCGACGAGCTGGTTTTGCAGTACTATCGGGAGGAGAACACAAAACGCGCTGCCGCCTCGAAGTATCAGAAGGACGTGGAGCGATACGGTGACATCATCGCGGATTATGACGCAAACGCCTCGTTCCTCTCGCAGAGCGCCGGGGCAAATGGCTATAAAATGCCGGGCTACTTTGACGCCGAGGACAAGGAGGAGGCTCAGACGGACAACGCTCTTGCAAGGCTTGCAAGAGAGGCGGGGGAAATCTACGAAAAGCGGGACGCGAAGACGAGCAGCGAGGGCGTGGAGAGCCTCGGCGAGGACGGGCGCAGACTGTATAACGCCGGAAAGATCATTGCCGAGGAAGGAACGCCTCGCGACGAGTTAAGCGACGCGCAGCGCGAGGCGCTTGACCTCTATGAAAAATACCGGCCGGACAGAGCCGACGTCCCGCTCACGACGGAAGAACAAGCGACACTTGAGCGCTACGAATACGCGGTATCGAGCTGGACGGCAAAGCAGATCGCAGAGGCAAAGGCTCAGCCGGATTTTGCGGACAAGAGCAAGCCGCAGAGTGCGCCGGGTACGATCGACCCGGCCGTATTCTGGAACGATCTGAACGAAGCAGAGCGCGTCTCGGCTATGGTGGACGGAGACGAGATCGGGTCATGGCTGCACAGCGACGCGCCGCTCGATTACGTCGGGTATTTGTTCTCGTCGGAAAACGACACGGAGAACGAATGGTATGCCTATCGCAGGATGACCGACGATGAAAAGAACACGTTCCGCTACCTTTGGAACACGAAGGGGCAGGAGGCGGCGCTCGGCTTTGCAAAGCTGCTGAAGCCGAAGCTGAACCGCCTCTACGCGAACGAGGCAATGGACACGCGCGGCACGTGGGGGAAGATCGAGGATCAGACGATCGGCTCGGTGGCACAAGGCACGAACAAGGCAATGCGCGGCCTTTCCTACGGGATCGGGAAGCTGTTCGGCGATGATCAGCCCATGCCGGACGAGGGCGGCGCGTTGGCGCAGTATCGCGGTATGCTGCACGACAACCCCGTCACGATCGGCGGGACGGGCGTCGAAAAATACCTTGCCGGGACGGGTATGAGCGCTGCGGAATCCGCCGGTCAGATGCTCCCTGCCATAGCGGCCTCCGTCGCCGGTCAGGGAATCAGCGCCGCCCTTGCCGGTTCCGGCGCGTTGAGCGTCGGCGGAAGCCTCGCGCATCAGGCGGCGGTTTCCTCCGCGATCGCGCATGTGCCGCAGGCGGCGTTTAGCTCTGCTTTTTACACGGAAATATTCTCGCAAAATTACATCGACGGCCGCAGACAGGGCATGGACGAGACGCAAGCCTCGATCTACGGCGGCCTGACGGCAACATCGGAGGTCGCGACGCAGACGCTCCTCGGCTACGTCCCCGGCCTACAGGGCGTCATGTCGGAGAATTTCGGCAACATGCTCGCCGAAAAATTCAAATCTGCCGCTATGAAGACCGTCATGCAGTGGGTCGGCCGCGTTTCCGGCGAGGTGATCGAGGAGAATTTCCAGAACGCGATCGAGCCGCTCATCAAGGCCGTTGCGACGCAGCAGGCGCCGGAATTCTGGGGTTCTGCCGGGGAGTTCTTCGACGAATTTCTTGAAACGACCGTCTCGACCCTGATGCTGACAACCGCAATGAGCGCGGGCGACACCGTGTCGGACTACCGCGGGTATCGCGCGCAGGAGCAGGAGACGCTCCGCGCACAGGTGGAATGGGCGCAGGAGGCAATGAAAGCCCCGGAGGGGTCAGCGATCTACAAGGCCGGTGAGGCCGTGATCGACGCTGTGATGGACGGAAACATGCCGAAAAAGCCGATGTCGGAATACGATTTTCTGCAAATTGTGAATAGCATCGGCGCGGAATACGACGCGGAGGCGGCTGCACAGACTGCCGAGAACGCGGAAGCCGTGCCGGAGGCTGCGCAGAGAACCGTTGAAGCACCGGCAGAGGCAAAATATGCCGCATTGAACGGCGTATCACCGGAACAGGCACAGCAAGCCGCCGACACGCTGAACGCGCTGAAAACGGGCGAAAAATCGGTCAGAGACCTAACAAACGCCGAGATTCTGAATCTTCGGCTCAACACGCCGGAGGGTCGTGCGATCGCAAGCGAGGCGTTCGGTGTGCAGATTGAAGCACCGTCCGGCATTTCTGGAATGCGGCGCGCGCTGGTGGACGCGGTGGAGGCCGGGAAAAACGTACAACTGAATATTGACAACGCCGAAAATTCGGGGTATACTGAAACAAATGGAGGTGTTTCAAATGACGGCAACCGAATGGATCGAGGAATGGCTGAGGGAGTTCCCGTACACGAAGGATTTGGTGGAGACACTCAGACGTGGGGAGCATGGAGTTCCTCCGAGAACGGACGAGGAGGTCAAGTATTTCCTCGAAGGGATTTAAGTCAGAGCCTCCAACAGGCATTTCAGCAAAGCGGCGTTGCTGCGGCGGAGTTGTATGACTTCGACGCGGACAAGGCCGCTTTTTCTTCTGCTCTGGACGAAGCGCGGAACGCCGACGTGAAAAACGGCTGGTGTGTGACCCCGCAGCCTGTCAGCTCCCTGCAAGGAAAGCGCACCTATATGGATGCAGATGGGACAATCGGCTTTGTGATTGCCGACGGCGGCGACATTGAAGGTGTCTTCAAAAACAACCAGAGAAATCACACACGGTTTGCAATGAACGGCGTGATACCGCAGGCAATTGCCGAGGGCGGGGAAAAACTGGACTGTTACGGTGAAGGCTTGGTCAAACTGTATGAAAACTACGGCTTCATTCCTGTTGCCCGCGTGGAGTTCAACGAGGAATACGCCAACCCCGGCTGGGACGCAAGCAAGGGAACGCCGTACATCTATTTCATGTTGCACAACGGAGATTCTGCGGAGACGGTCGCTGCGAACATCGGGCAATATGGGCATATGACGACGGAGCAGCTTGACGCGCTTCCGACTTACGGAAAAGATGGTTACGACCAAGCGACGGCGTACCGCGACAGTCTGTTGAGCGATAGAAGTTCCGCGCCGCAGCAGGGACAGACGGGTGCTCCCGGAGCCGCGCCGGAGGTCAGCCAACCGGCAACACGGCAGCGGTCGAACCCGGCAGAGGATATGGTGGCCGCCGTCCGCACTGCTCGTCCGGTCGGGCGCAAGACGGACAGAAGCCGCGTCGTGGAAAACACACTGAAAAACTCCCCGGTATTCGGCGGCGTGTTTCAGGACGTGCGCGACGAAATGCTCGAGCAGAACAAGAACGCCGCGCGATATAACGTTTCACACGAGGTCGACAGTCTGGCCAAGGCGGCAGACCGCATTCAGGCCGACCCGAAGGGCGAAGCGGAATATCTGCTGACGGACAACGACGGGCACGTCTGGAGCGCGCCGGACATTGATACGGCAATGGGCTTGATCGCCTCAAATCAGCTTGACGGGGACGCGGCGCGCGCGGTCGAGCTTGCGCTTGCCGTCAAGGAGGCCGGGACGCAGGCCGGTCAGACGGTGCAGGCGCTCGCGAAATGGTCGCGCACGCCGCAGGGCGCGGCCGTTGACGCGATCACGGAGTTAAACGACGGGCGATTCTCAAACGAGCGGGTCAAAGAGCTTGGCGGGCAGCTGCTCGACGCAGCATCCCGCATACAGGCGGCATCCGACGCGCTGCGGAACCCGGACACGGGCGAGCTTCAGGGACGCGGCGACGCGGCAATGATCGGCGTGATCTCCGACCTTGCGAAGCTGCGCAAGACAACGACGGCGTTCACGGGCAAGCTCGGCAGGATCGTGACCGGGTCGCTCCGGAAGCTCCCGAACGACGTTTTGCAGAAGATCGCCGTCAGCCAGATTCGCGGCGTTTCCAGCGACCTGACAAGCAAGGCGACCAAGGCAGACATTGCAAGCTCCCTACTCCGGCTGAACGACCTGAGCAGCCCTGCAACGTTCATGCGAAACCTTGCGGGCAACACGATGTTCGGCCTTGTTGATTCTCTTGCAAACAACATCGCCGTTCCGATCGACAATCTGCTTTACCGCTTCACAGGCAGGAGAACGCTATCGGCTGACGCCTCCGTGCTCTCGCGTCAGGCTTGGAGCACCGCGATCCGGGCATATCGACAGGCATACGTCGAGACGGCGCTTGACGTCAACACGGACGGGCTCGAAGGCAAATACGGTCAGACGACGAGCCGGGTATTCAAGGCGAACGGGAATCCGGTTGAACGGGTGCTCTCGCGCATGGAGGAGATTCAGGCGCACCTGCTCGTCGATTCCGACGAATTTTTCAAGGGCTTTGCGCGCGGCGAGGTGCTGCGCGGCATGGCAAAGCTGGTCGAGCAGGGCAAAGTCTCCCCGGAGGACGCGCTGAAGGCCGCCGACCTGATGGCGCAGGAACGCACGTTCCAGCAGGATTCCGTTTCCGGCCGGTTTGCCTCGAGCATCAAGAACGCGCTGAATCAGGTCGGCTTCAGCGGAAACAGCGGCGTCGTGACCGTCGAGCTGGACAACGGCGAAAAGGTGCGGATCGAGAAATCGAAGCTGGGCGACGCGGATTACCGGCGGCAGCTCGTCGAGGCACGGGAAGGCAAGGAAGCCCGGCAGCAAATGCAGCAGCTTATCAAGAACCTGTACGACCCGAACGCGACGCGCTTCGGCGTCGGCAACTTGCTGCTCAACTACACGACCGTTGCCGGTGCGCTGGTCGATCTCGCGGTCAAGTATGAGGCGGGGTCTGTGATCGGTCTTGCGGGGCTGATTAACACCATGCGGCTCGGGAAGGACGTCTCGTTTGAGACGCAGAGAAGCGCCGCCCTGACGTTCGGACGCGGCATCACGGGCGCGTCCATGACCTATGCGTTTGCGAAGCTGGCACAGCTCGGAATTTTGATCGTGGCCGGAGTGGGAGACGATGACGACCGGAAGCGCGACACGCAGCGCGGCGTGCAGCATCTGGACGGCATTCAGCTCAACTGGGACGGCCTGATCCGGCTTATCAAGGGCGAGGACGCCGCGCTTCAGGATGGGGACACGCTGCTCGACCTGAGCTTCATGCAGCCGCTCGACGCGATGATGCAGACCGGCGCGATGATGGCAGACAGCGAGACCGCGCTGGAGGGCTTCCCGAACGGCGTCTTTTCCTCCATCGCGAACACGCCCGGCCTTGAGCAGCTCGGTAGCATTTATAAAACGCTGACCGGCTACAGCGGCGACGTGGACGCGAGCAAGTTCACGGAGCTTGGCAAGCAGCTCCTGCTCGATTCCGTGTCCCGCGTGGAACCCGCGATCCTCCGGGCGTTTGCGAAGGCCGGAGACCCCTACTACAGAGACCTCTACACGAGTGATTCGTTCTTCGGGCAGATGAAGGATCGGTTGCAGTACGGCATTCCCGGCTTGCGCAATCAGCTCCCGGTCAAAACGGACGCTTACGGGCAGGACAAGGAATACGGCGGCAGCACGGCGGAGCGCATCGCTAACGCGCTGCTGCTCCCCGGCAAGATCGAGCATTACAGCACGAGCAGAGCCTCGGAGGAGGCGGAACGGCTGTATCAGGAAACGGGGGAATCCGTATTCCCGTCGACCTCGGTGCAGAACACGCATAAGTGGAAAGACCGATATGGGAAAGAACAGGAATACACACTTTCCGCAAGGGAGAAATCGGAATTCCGGACGATGCGCGGGCAGACCTACGAGGCAATGCAGCTCGACCTGATGGATACGTCGGAGGAATGGGCGGAAATGACCGACGACGAGCGCGTCGAGGTGCTTCGGGACGTCTCCAAAATCGCGACGGAATACGCCCGCGCGGCCGTGATAAAGGGTTATCGCTCCTCGAACAAGGAATATAACCTCATGGTCAAGGCAGGACTTGACTACAGTGACGTGCTCTCGATCAAAGCGGCGCGGGAGAAATGCGAAGCGCTCACGGATTCCGTGACCTCCGCACAGACGCACTTCCGCACGTGGCTCGACGCGCAGGACTGGACGCCCGGGCAGAAGAAGGCAATTCAGGAGGCCTACGGGACGTATTGGACAATGGCGCCCGCCAACACGGACAAGTATGACGCGCTTGCACCGCAGATCGGCTCGGATGCGGCAATGGAGCTGACGGACACGATTTCCGGCTTGGAACCGGCGGAGGGGCACAGCGGCGTTTCCGACTGGCAGAAGATCGCGGCGATCGCGACGTCCGGGCTTTCCGAAACGGAGCAGTGGGCGGCGATCGGCGAATACACGGACGATTGGCGCGCGGCGGCGTTCCGGGATGCCGGAATCTCCCCGGCGGCCTACGCTGGGTATAAGCGGGCACGTTCCGAAAGCTCCAAGGCGGTCTATGCGTGGCTCGACGCGTCCGGTTACTCGAAAGAGGTGAAAGACAAGATTCGGCGCATTGCCGGGGCGAAGAACAGGGACGCCTACTATGGCTGACGGAGGTGCAGGCATGACGCAGCAGGCACGGTTCAGGCTCCCGCCGGAGCTGGACGAGCTGACAAAGCCGGAAATGCTTCGGTTGATCTCAGAGGCGAACCTCGGAGCAGAAAACGAGCGGATCGCGCGGCTCTATCTGACGGAACGCCTCCCGCAGGTCGACGTTGCCGCGGAGCTTTACCTCGGCAGAGCGACGGTTCAGAGACGAATCCCCGAAATTCTGAACCGCATGGAAAAGGTCAGAAACAGAATCCTTCATTAAGAGAAAGCCGCCCGGAAGGGCGGCTTTTTTATGAGCCGAAATGATGCGCAGTTGAGGCACACGCGCCTCCGAAAAGCGGTATGCTCAAGCCATAAGGCGGCCGCCTTAAATTTGATTCGGAGGTATCTGGAAATGGTAGAAGTTGAAAAAAGCTACGCCTCGAAGGGCATTGCAGGGACGGCGCTGGGCTTTGGCATCGGCGGCGCGGCGCTTGGTCTGCTCAACGGCGGCATGGGGCTGCTCGGAGGCCGCGCGGCGACGTGCAGCGAGAACATGCCCGTCAGCCGCTACGAGCAGGAGCAGCAGTCGAAAATCGCGAAGCTGGAGGCAGACCTCGCGCTTCGCGACGCGAACACGTACGGGGATCAGAAGATGCTGGAGATGTACAAGTACATTGACGGGCAGCTCAAGGATATCCGGGGCACGATTTGTCAGCAGGCCGTCCACAATCAGCGCACCGAGGACAGCTTCACCCTCGTCCGGCAGGACGTCGCCTCGGTCAAGCAGGAGTGCATGAGCGCTGTCGCACAGGAGGCGGAGCGGCGCTGCTGCGGCGACAACAGCATCGTGACCTATGCGAACGCGACCTTTTACCCGAAGATGGTCGCAGAAGTCACCACCGGAACCGCAACCACGGCGCAGACGCTCTATAACCCGCTCCCGAAGTGCGGCGGGTGCTGCTGCAACTAAGGCGAAAAAGGGGCGGCAGACGCCGCCCCGACACGCAGGAGGACGAAATGAAGGTTGAAAGAATTCAGTCCGGGCTTGCAAGGTTCATTGACCGGGAGGTTGTCCCAAGCCTGAGCGGCTGGGACAAGGTGCTTGTCGGCGCGGGCGGCGGCCTCTTTGCCGCGCGAATCCCGGAAATCCTGAAGCAATACGCGGAGCATCCGGTCGTATCGGCGCTCGGGGTGTACGACGAGGCAAACGGAGAAATTGACATTGACAGGCTCTATGAAGCCGTTCAGCCGTACATCGGGACGGAGGCGCTTCCGATCAAGCTCCCGTTCGTCGGGATCACGATCAAGGCGACCAAGCGTGAGCTTGATAGCCTGTATGCCTATATCAGGGAGGGTTGACCATGAAGCTTACAAAACTGCTGATGGAACGGATCGACGAAGAGCTTCAGGACGCGCACGACTACGCCAAGCTCGCGCTCGAACACAAGCACACAGAGCCGGACGCCGCAAGGCTTTTCGCGCGGCTCAGTGAGGAGGAAATGACACACGCCGGGCTGCTGCGAGAATGCGCCGCGTCACGCGCGGACGGCGTTCCGGAATCGGCCGCCGAGGTCTATGAATATCTGCACAAGCGTCAGATCGAAAAGGCCGAGACCGTGAGGCGGTATCAGGAAATGTACCGCAAGTAAAACAAGAAACCGCCGCAGAGCCATTATTTTAAGCTCTGCGGCGGTTTTTTGTTTTGCGTCAAATGATAGCCGGTTCTTCTGTTTGTTCTTCTGCGGTCTCGCAGTCCTCTGACAGCGTTACTATGACGCGAGGGACCGCTGCATACCGCTTTTTCACGATTGAGCAGGTGATTTGAGCATCGTCGTGATAGGCAACGCCGTTCAGCGCGTCACAGACGATCTTGCCGATGTTGTCCCAGTCAGGCTTTTTTGTCGGCTTGAGCACACCTGCAAGCTTTCGCTGCCGTTTTGGCTTGCTGTCTGACGGGGCGACCGGGAACGCGGCGAATATCTCGCAATGGAGCGCCATATCCGGCGGGAACGGAGCCTCTAACACGGTTTTGCAGCATTCGCGCACTGTTTCCTCGTAGTCCCTTGTTTTCTGAGGTGTATAGGTTCTTCCGGTTCTCCCGTTAAAGCGCGGGCGTCCCTTGCCGCTCGGCGCGCCGGGGATGGTAAAGGTCACGATCATTCCGCTTCCTCTGAATCGGACAGGGTCATCGGCTGATAGCCGTACTCCGGCGGCTCAAAGCTCGGAATGTCCTCGTTACCGGACTTGAGGTCTGATTTTTTCCCGCAGAAGTAGCACTTCTGCACGGAGATCACCGTCTTGCGGCATTTTCTGCCGTTTGAATCCTCGTACTGCTCCATTTCCATCCGGCCGAACAGGATCGCTTGCTTGCCCTTCGGGAAATACTTCCGCAGATTCTCCGCGACCATATTCCAGCCCTTGAAGTCGAGAAAGTCGACCGGGCGCGTGCCGTCGGAGGACTGCTTATAGTCTGCATCGACGGCGATCGTTCCGGCGGCGATCTTCTGCCCGTTGATGGTCGTGCGCATGGTAACGTCCTTTACCATATAGCCCTGTACGGCTACAATGTTAAACATTTGAATGCCTCCTTTCTGTCAATCCGCTTCCCACGGGATGCTTGCCCGTGGCTGCTTGTCCGATACCGCCCGGCTGCAATAGTCGTTCGGCGTGATCGCGCCGCCGTACTCGTCGCACCAGCAGACGCCGTGCGCGTTCTGGCGGAAATTGGCGCAGTCGCGGCAACGCGTTACAGGCACAGCGTCCACGGTGTCCATATGGTCAAGCATCCATTTTGCGTAAATGTCCCTATCGGAAATGCCGAGAAGTAAATTCATCTTATCCGCGTCAATCAGCCGCATTTCTGTTTACCTCCTCGTTATCGTGATGCGTAACTGTCTGCCAAGCCAGCCAAAGCCATTTTTTGTGAGATGGTATGTTGTGCCACGCTCATCCTGGTGGACTATAAATAGTTCTTTTGGCAGCTTGTCCAAGATTTTGTTTCCTTCTGGCACATCGCTGTAGTAGTTCCGGTATGCCTTATAAAACGCTTTCCCATGCCGGTGGTATGGGTGCTTGTAGTCCAGTCCAACCATGTGTTCGCAAATTTCGATTGCTCGGTTCAATTCTTCCGTGGATAAACTCATTTCAATTCCCATGTCCAATCCCATTTCTCCGATTGCTTCCGTGTTCATATCGTCTCGCTTTTTCACCCAACTCCAAGTATGGGTGCAGCCGAGCACACCGTCTTTGTGCTCCAGCCCATGACTTCCATCAGCTTCCGGGCAAACGTCCTCCGGGTCGGACAAGGGGCAGCAATCACATCTCATCGTCCGAACCTCCGTCCATCTTCGCGCCGCACACATCGCAGTATGCGGCTCTGTACTCGTCCCACTCGTGTTCTTCGCCGCACTCCGAGCAGATTTGACAGCCATTTTCCTCAATCCAGTGTCCACGCCGCACCGGCGCAACGTCGGCGGCAGGAATTCTGTAAAAGTTATCCGCCAAATCGTTATATGCGTCTGCGTAGATTCCGCTTTCTCCACCAAGCTCTTCAAACGCTTTTTGACATTCTTCCGATTGCTCACGGATATAAGCGATTGCCGCCTTGCGGCTTATGTATTCATCGTCTGCCTCATATACTATCCGTTCGGCCATTTTCAGCACCTCCCCATTCTAACGGTTTGCCGCACATCGGGCATTTTTCAGCTTTCTGCTCTTCGACCATCAGCCCCAACTGCCGCTTGCAATGCGAGCAGTACGGTATATGCCACCAGCCGAAACTTCTGCCAAGTTTCCATTTCTTGTCGCGGTAAAAAGGCTTTTTATGTTCAGCCATTGTCATTCTTCCTGTTCCATGCTTTGGTGATCTCGTCGTCGGATGCCGTGCAATCGTCCAGCGTAAACACCATGTCGTATCCGTCACAGTAGATTACGCTGTCTCTGAAATAGCTGTATGCCTTGTCGAAGCGAACGTTCCCACCACAGAACGGGCACGGTTTCAGTTCAAACATTCTTCATCGCCTCCTGTTGCTCAAAATAGAACTTGACCGGATGTGCTTGCTCTGCAATCTCGCCGTACACAATTCCGACCTTGTAGATATAATTCTCGCGCAGTTTTCGCGGAATTTCTGCGATATAGCGGCGAAATGTCTCAAGCGAATTTGCACGCTTGTAGTGGTTGCACATCCGGCAGGCTGGCATGAGGTTGTCAATGTCATCTGCCCTAGCGTCCTCAATCCCCCACGCCCTCAATGGATGAAAATGGTCTACCTGCATATCCTTATAAGCGATTTCGCGCCCACAATACGCACAGTGGCCGTTATACTTTCGATAGACCGCCTCGCGCTTTGATTTGCTAATTGCCATTCTTCATCGCCTCCAATGCCGCTTCGTACTGTTCAGGAGTGATAACCTCAATGTCCTTTGCGGAGTAGCCCAAGGTGTCGAGGCACATCAACCGGGCCAGCTTTTCCTTGTCAATAGACGCCGCAGCGTCCTCATAGGATACGCCGGGTTTTGCCTCAAAGTTGTTTTGAGCGCCGAACGCCCCAGCCACTCTAAAGCAGATTTTGTATTCAGCCATTGTCAGCCCTCCTTCGCTGCTTCCGGCAGCATTCTGATTTATCACCTTTCGACCCGCTGATAGGCTATAATGCGTTTGATCTTGTCGTAGCTTTCATCTGTTGTTATAAAATCCTGTGATGTAGCATCATGGCAAGTAAACGCAAAATAAATCTGCGTCCCGTTCTCCGTTGGCCATATCTCCTCCACCCAGTCCAAATTAACCAGCCGGGGCTTGCCCAGCTGATGCACCTCGATAAAATCAGCCATCTTCGCCACCTCCGTCCATTTCTGGTGGCTCCGGCAGCTTCGGGTAGGGCATCCAATGGGTGACGAAGTAGCCGCCATCAGAATCCTCCAGCGGAATCAGCGCATTAACGCTGAAACTGGACTCGTCCGTTGACCCCACACTCCAAATCTTTTGGTCTGCGTCAAACAGAGCAGGAGCCGAAAACATGTGCGTTCCGGCATCACCATCGGCAAAATTGCTGCCATATGTCCATATGACAGACACAATGCAGTGCACCCAATCGCTGTCACGGCGCCCATCTTCACCCTTCTTCGGCAGCCGCTCCGTCACCGGAATCCACCTCGGCACTTTCGCTTCCAACTCCTTAATCCTTGCCTCCTGCTGCTCGATCAGGTCTGCGGCTTCCAGATTCTTTACTTTGCAGAGCATCTTCTCTTTGAAGCACACGCAATCATCGCAACAATTGCGCCCGCACGCCCGCAGTGACTTTACAAGCTGTTCTGTTGTCATTTCGATTCCTCCTTCAATTTGTCCAAGCTTCCGCTTATGTAAAGCGTCAGCGCCCCGAGCACGATGTTATTTGTTACGGCGTCTAACATCCTGAAATCGACGTCGTTCGGCTTATAGCGCTGCTGCCCGGCCGTCTTCTGAGTCATCATCCGAACGAGCATTCGGCAGTTTTCCTCCAGACTTGAGATGTCCGCCTCGCTGAGCCGGATGCTTCTCATGCGCAGGAACGAGAACATATCGCTGAGCGCGTCGTACTTGACCACCTTGTTGTCCATTCAGTACCGTACCTCCTTGATGAACGGGTAGCGTTCCGGGAACGGTGCGAAACCGTATTCGTCCGGGAAAATCTCGTGCAGCTTGCGGTCGAGCACGTCCTGCCAATAATCCTGCTCCGCGTTTTGACAAAACGCGCGGGCAAATGTCACCTCCAGCTCCTTCACGCGCTCGAACACGCGTCCGAGCCGCTCCGCGCCAAGTGCGTTTTTGCCCATAACAGACGGATCGTTCAGCGCAATTGATACAAGGTCTGCCATACGCTGCGCGCCGAACTGCGAGCCAATGTCGAGGTATTTCTGCCGAGCAGCGACAACACGATCAGCGTATTTCACCAAGCTCACGTCTCCCTTCCCTGACCTTGTACTGCGCGATCGTTGCGGCAAGGCTCTCCGTGAGCGCGTGCATCGCGGGAATCTGCGCATTGTGGTCAATGATGGCCTGGATCGCTTCGGCAAGGCTGATTTCCGACTTCGTAATTGACGGTTCCACGAGCAACGCCGAAACCGAAACGTCGAAAACATCCGCTAAACGAAATATGACATCAAGGCTCGGAACGCAACGTCCGGTTTCGTATGCAGAGATACTCGCGGAGCAAACGTCGATACGTTTTGCAAGTTCCCGATTTGTGAATTGATTTGCAGTCCGGAAAAACCGAATATTTCTTGCGACTGCAAGCCTTGCGCTCGTTTTATTCATTCCGTTCCCTCCTTTTCAAAACGTTGTGTTTTTGCGTCCTCAATGATCTCGACAAAGGACACGCTTTTTCCGTTTATCTGGTGTTTTTCCTTGCCTTTCCGAACGGTGTAACCGTTTCTTGCAAGTGCGACAACAACGGTGTCACGGTCGACGGCAGATGTGATAAAAAGTTTCATGCCTCTGCGCCCTCCTTCAGCGCCTTTTGTATGGCCTCCAGCTCCAACGGGGACAGGCCGCCGTCGTGCTGCTGGAACTGTGCGTTTCGTTCTTCGTTCTTGCTTCGATATGCCGGCCGGGCAGGGGCGGCGCCGCCCCGATCCTGTTCTCTTGCAAGCCAGCCCGTTATGAACGACCTGATTCCGGCCTTCGTCTTGCGCCGTTTCGGGTTGGCGTCAAGCCAACCGGTCATCTTCCGCAGCTCCTGCAAAACATTGACGGCCGGGTACAGCATTGACCACTTGGAGGCGTCCGGCGCATAGACCGGGAACAGAGAACCGTCGTTCAGCGGCAGCTCTGCAACCGGCGGCGCGGAGCTGCCGCGCAGCTCTGCGCATACGTCCTTTTCTTTACTCTTCTCTACTTTACTTTTCTCTACTTTACTTTGTTTTGAAATGTCAGCATTTTTTGAGAAAATGTTTACATTTTTTGCTCTTATGTCAGCATTGGGGCAAATTTGGGCGCAGTTAACCAGAAGGATGTTTGCATCGACTTCCAGAACCTTACGGCGGCTGACTGCCTCAAAGTACCGTTTCTGTATACCGTGAGAGGTCAATACGTGGTACTTATCATAGATCTGTTGGTCGAACATCCCTCGTCTGACAGAAGCCTCTACTATTTCTGAAACGACGCTCCCACCCAGCCCGATCTTACGGGCGAACAAAAGCGCAACCTCGTTTGTCCATTCGATATAGTAACCCGCCTTGCCGTATATCTCTTGCAGCAAGTGAACGACTACACCAAATCCTGTCAAGCCATACTCTGCTTCTATCAGTTCAAACTTCGTGTCCAATGCGACGTCGAGCGGGAAGAAATCAATTCCGCTCTTTGCCATTTTGCGATTCTCCTTTTTTGTCAGGGAAAATTGAAGGTATAGTATCAGTTTTCCCCGACAAAGATTGATTTTACAGCGTTAAAACGGGAGCTGGTCGTCGTCCTCGTCGGGAAGCTCGTCGAAGGTCGGGGCGGGGGCGACAAAGGCCTCGGCCTTGCTTTTTGCGGTGTAATAGATGCACTCGCGGGTGATCCCGTCGTTTCCGGTGAAGTGCTCGATGTGGAGGATGCAGTTCCGGCCGACAAGATCGGAAAGCTCGAAATCTTGCCCCTTCTCGATGCCGAGCGCGTTCGCATACTTGCCGATCTTGACGGCATCGTATTCGCCGGTGGAATCAAGGCGATAGAAGTTCTTGAAGACGTGCTTGTTTTGATATGGCTGATCGACGTCCGCGCGGATCACGAAGTCGAAGGCGATGCACTCGATCCCGGACCCCGTGAGGGATTCTGCGCAGCTCTTGACGTAGACCTCATAGTCGCCGGGCTTCATCAGGCCGCCGTCGTTTTCGACGCTCTTAAAATTCATGGATAAGCTCCTTTCGGTATGGGGTCATGCCCCAATGTTTCAGGTAGATCGGCCACAGGCCGTTTTTCTTGAGCCAGCGCGCGAACTGTGCGACGGTCTCTTCAATCGGGCGGCAATCTCCCTGCCGGTAGGTCTCCCGGTAGCAAGTCGTACCGTCGAAGATCAGATACGTGAATTTGCGCGCGCCCGGCAGCATGGCAAGATAGGCCGGATGCTGCGGGGAATGGAGGTATTTCCCATATTCGTAGCGCGTTGTTTTCTTGATGTCGTAGATCGTTCCGGCCTTGACGTAGTCGCACAGGCCGTACATGCTGAATTCCTCGCCGTCGGCCTGAATGACGCCGCTGACGGGCGTTTGGCTCTGGCCGCCCTTGCAGACGGCCGCGAATTGCTCGGCTGCGCGAATCCACTTTTCACGGCCTTTCTCCGGCTCGACCGGTTCGCCGGACACGAGACGGTTCACCATGGCCTCAAAATCCCGCCCGGATTGCATGGCCGGGGTCGGCGGCGTCGGCTCCCTTGCAAGCGACAAGCAAAAGGACTGATAGGCTGCGTCCGAAAAGGCGTCGTCGCTGTCAAGGTAATGCTGCCAGCTACTCAGCAGGGATTGCGTCAAGTACCACATAGGCATTTACCTCCGCGCTCCATTTCAGGTTGTGCTCCTTCAGAGCCTTGCCAAACAGCTTCCGCAGCTCCGCCTTGCTTGTCAGGGCATGAGACAGGGCGGCGATCTCGTCGGCCGCCTTCTGCGCAGATTCCGGGTCTGCAATCTGCTTGATTGCGTCGCGGCCGCGCTGCATGGCCTCGTCATAGTCCTTTTTCTCCGAGCCGTAGACCTCGGATTCCTTTTCGATGCGCTCCTGAGACGCACGGAAAAGATCGGAAAGGAAGGTATTCTTCGCACCGGCCTTGAGCTCCGGGACGGCGATCACGCCGGAGACGCCGAAACAGCCCTTTGCAAAGTATTCGTCCGTCGGGGTAAAGCCGATCATGCGCTTGCTGCCCATCATGAACATATGACCGCCGAAGTCTGCGGGCGTCCACACGATGTCCTTCGTGCCGCCCTCGCAGGAGATGCGCGTCTGAATGGTGTCGCCCTTCTGCTGCTCGGTTGTGTGAAACACGACGATCAAATGCTTTCCGTCCTGCTTGCGAATCTGCCAGCAGAGCCGGTCAAACTCCGTTTTAATGACGCCGTACATTGCGCGGCCGTCCTTTGCGGCCTTGCTGTCCTGCCGCTTTGCCCAGTCCTTCATAAGCTGGACAAGCGTCCCGCCGGTATCGATCACGACGCTTTCGGCGGCGCGGTATTCCTCGGTGGTCATATCCTCGAGCAGCTCGTCATAGCTGCCGGTGAGGGAGACCGGGACGTCGGCGCGGTGCTCGGGCTTCACGCGGTCGATGCCGTTGTCGGTGTCAAACAGAAACGGCTTCGGCGCGGACAGCGCGAGCGTGGTCTTTCCAAGGCCGGGTTGGCCGGAAATGATTACCATGAATTTCTTTGAGCTGAAATCGAGTTGATTCGCTTTCTTGACTGCCATAATTGGTACACTCCTTATGATTTAAGATTCAGGCCGAGCGCTGCAAGCACGAGCCAGAGGCCAGCGGGGAAGGCTGCGAAGGCCGGGTGACCGGATCGCAGAGCTGCGACGGCTGCCGCGCCGCAGAGCGTCAGGGCAGAGCCGGTCATGAGCAGCTTAATATTCCGGACGAGACGCCGGACGTTCTTACGCCGGGCGCAGTTCCTTGCGCTCTGAGCGGCTTTTTCTGCGCTCTGCGCAAGCTTCTGCGACGCAAGGTGCTGCGCGGCGCGGGAATTAAAACGTTCAAATTCTGCTGCTTCTACGTCCTCAACGGGGACGAGCGCTTTAAATTGGTTCATGGGTCAAAAGCTCCTTTTTTTGTTTTTTCGCAAAAGCTCCTCGCCGTAGTCGGCGAGCGCGTCTGCGGACGTGAAACCCAGCACTGCGGCGATTGCCATCGCAAGCCAGAGCTGCGGGTTATGCCCCTTGCACTCGATCGAGTACAGCGTCGATTGGTGCGCGCCGCATATCTGCGCGACGTAGGAGCGCGTATAATCCAGCTCGAAGCGGCGCTGCTGCATTCCGTATGCAAACGCTTCGACGCGGCGCGTCATATAGCCGCGAAGCGGTCGGCCGTATTTACTCGCCGGAAGCGCCGTAGATATATCGCGCGTAGTGCGTCCGGTCGCCGTAGCGGTTGCGATAGGATTCGTACCGCGTGGAGATCGGGATGCCGCGTTGGTTGCGCAGCTCCCAGATGCGCGCCCCGAGCCGCATACACCCGAATTCCCGGAGCGCGTCGAGCGGGGTGATGCTCCCGAAATCCTCGAGATAGCGCTGGATTCGGTCGGTCTGCGTCTGCTTCCCCGCCTCATGCATGGGAATCCCCCGTTCCGACGTCGGCGATCCACCGGTCGACGAGCTTCCGATAGATCAGCACGGGGCGGCGCTTTCCGTCACTCGGAAGCACCGAGCCAAACGGGAACGCCCCGGACTCAAGCCCGCTCACGAGCTTTTTATAGCCGATCCGCATTCCGTGCTCGCGCAGATAGCGCGCACATTCCTGTATGGTCATGGTTTCGATCATGGCTGAACCTCCTTTCACTGCTCTCCGCGCGCGCTTTTCTCGGCGTCGCGCAGGCCCTCGCCGTAGATCGTCAGGCGAAGCAGCGATTCACGGGGTAGCTGCGCCGCGATCTGATAGATATATTCGGCGTCCTTTTTCTGCTTGTCGTTCACGTCTTTCACCTCCTGATAAATGCGTGATAAAACGAAATGGTGGCGGCGGCCGGTGGCTCTGAGTTATCTAGCACCCCACTGTGACTTTCTTTCAGGCTTCTCCGTTCCGGCTCTTACGTTGTCGCGTTGTGTCGACCTTCGCCGCCAATTGTTATGTTGATTCTACAAACTTTCCACCGATGCACGTGTACCAAGTGTCGGGTTTGATTTTCTCGCCGTCGACGATCGCAGAAGCTACGGAGATGATCGTGCCTTCCAGCGTGCGCTCTACAGCGAAGATCGCGCATCCGAGCGCGCCCATTACGCTGCATCCGAAACCGCATCCGGCGGCAACCGACGCTTTGCCGGTCGCCTGTGCCGCGCTCCGATAGCCGGTCACCTGTGCCGCGCTCTGATCGCCGGTCGCCAGTGCAGCGCCCAGATTGCCGGTCGCCTGTGCAGCGCCCCGATCGCCGGTCGCCTGTGCTGCGCCTTGAGCTCGCGCAGTTTCGCTGCGGAGGCTGGAGCTTTCTTTTACAAATTTGATCTGCGCCTCGACGAGACCGCCGATGCCAAGCTCCTTGCCGATCGTGATGGTCTTCGCACAACGCTTGCTATCGTTGCTCAGCTCGTCTGTCACTTCGTCCAGCGTGACCTCCCGGTAGATCGAGCCGTCGACGGGCGCGTAGTGAGCCAACACGTCGAGCGGCATTTCGCAAGCGTGGAAGCCACTTTCACACAGCTTTGCGGTGTCCTCGTGGTATGTTTCGCCCTCGGCGAACTGGAAGCCCCGGCACTGCATGTTTTTGTCGAAACCCTTATAGGCTTTTATGCTCATGGGTTGTTCCTCCTTTTGATTGATTTTTGTATTCGGTTATGCTATTCAGCGTTATCGAAGCATTTGGGTAATCGCGAGAATCAAGCAGGTGATACTGTTGATAATCGTTATGATTTGGAGCCAGCGAATGCTTGCTTCATGACGGCGGATTTCCTCGTCAATGGGGTTCATTGGTTTGCATCCTTTTGTTTTTCGCGGGTATATTCCGGCTCGATCGGCTGCATATCCTTTTTGTAGACAAATTCGTCTCCGATCTTGACCGATTCGTACACGCCTTCGTTGACGCGATATGTTGCGGTCTGCATCTTTTTTTCCTTCTCGTCCCATGCCGAAATTGTAATTTCCCAGCGGTCCGAATAACGATAGAGATACGGAACGATGGTCGTCATAACGCTTTTTCCGTTTGAAACAACAATCGGAATAAACCGAACTTCGTTATGCGCCGGGGTGAAGCTCTTCTTGACGACCTCGCCGGAGGTGATTTTGCTGCTGCATGCGGAAATGGAAAGCAGCAAAACCACGGCCAGCACAATGAGAACTGCTCTTTTCTTGTTCATTTGTTCCTCCTGTTGTGATATGGATTTTTCGCCGGAAGCGTGATACAATCGCCACGAAGGAGGTGACGAGATGCTACCACCGGTAGAACGGGCGTGTGCGTTTGACTGCCCGAATTGCGGCGAAAAGCTGTATATTCCGGTCGGCTTCGGAGGCGCGGCAGTTGATTGCAGCAAGTGCGGCGCTCATGTTCCGATGCGGCAGGAATGGCGCGAGCAGCTTCAGATATTCGCCGCGTTGTCCGGCAAACCGGACGACTGATTCAGCGCGTCCGCCAGTTTCCGAATCTCTTCGAGCTGGCGGATCGCCTTTTCTGCGTGGTGGGTCAGGCGCTTCAAGTTCCGCGCGTTCCGCTTGAATTGGCGGAGGTTCTTCGATTCAATCCAAATCGGAATCCCGCAGATGCGGGCGAAGATGCAAGGAACGCTTTCGCCGGTCGGGGTCGTACAGTTGGTCATAGCGGTTTCCTCCTTTCTTGGTTCTGTTATTTCGCTAATAAAACAACAATGTTGATCGCAATTGCCAGAATAGAAATGGTAAGCGGGAGGATAAAATACGGGTCGAAGTTCCGCATTATTGGTTCACCTCCCTTGGTTTGGTTTATTCCGTGCGGTTTCTAGCTTGCCTTATCTGTGTGTATGGGATAAAATGGACAAAACGAAAGGAAAGGTGGTGTGACGGTGGTAGTACCAAAAAAGACGTTTTGTCCTGTGATGGGGCGGGAGGAAACCGTGTACATTTACGCGGAGGCGAACGAGCAAGGGGAAAAGAAGCTCTGGTTCAACGGCTGCGAAATGTACAGCGGCGATCCTCGATGCGGAGAATGCCGGGATGCTCAAATGACGGCGTTCTTCGATTTCTTGGCAAAGTCCAAATCCGAAGCGGGTAGGTTATAAACTGTCTCGATGCTCCGGATTCCGAGGCGGAGCGCATCGGCATAGCACGAAAGCCCGTGCGCTCCGTTCATCGTGACGCGCTCGTGGTAGCTGAGCAGACAGCGCAGAAGCGCAACAGCGGATTCCTCCGGGGTCAATTGCGTCATGGGTTCACCTCCCTTGGTTTGGGTTATTCCGTGCGTTTTCTAGTTTGCCTTTTACAGCAATGGGTTGACGGTGTGCGGGATGATATGGTATAAATTAGATAGATTAATTTAAGGAGTGCTGTTATGGATATTGAAAACGGGTTGCCGGTGGCGGTGCATTGCCCAATTCGCAACGTTGACGAAACGGTATTTTTTCACCCGGTAAAGATCGGTGGGAAATGGTACATCAGCATTAACAGCTTTAACGGCTGCGAAATTGGGTTTTGCGGCTGCGCCGAATGCGAAGCGTGCAAGCAGAAAGCCTATCAAATCGTCATGCACAGGGATTGACTTTTTCCACGCAGGAGAGCGCGATACGAAGCGCTTCCAGCAGCGGAGCGTAGGCGTTTTCAACCTTGATTTCGGATGCGCTCGCGTCCGTTGCGTAAAGGCTGTTATTCACCTGCTCTATATGGTGGATATGGGCGCGGAGCAACTTGGCAGCTTCTTGATTGCTCATTATTGTTTCACCTTCCTCCTTTGTGATTGTGTGGGGACTGTCGGTCTTGCAGCTGCTGTCAGGTAGCGGGGGTAACGGTTGAGAGCAGCATTTTGACCGCTTGATACATTTCGTCACGTTCGGCGGTGATCGTTTGCTCGGTGATTCTACCGCCGGACGTGACGAATGCCCGCGGCTTCCCGTGCATCTGCTCACGCTGGCGAAGGAACGATTGAAGAATTCGGATTGCGTCAGATTGGGTCATTTTTATTTCCTCCTTTCTTGGTTTGGTTTATTCCGTGCGGTTTCTAGCTTGCCTATATAATACACTAGATAGGCTAGATTGTCAAGAGGAATTTCTAGTTTATCTAGAAAATTTTCTTGATTTTTTCTTGACGGCGTGATATTGTATAAATGGAAAGGAGATGATAGCCAGTGGAAACGGTTGGAGAGCGTGTCCGTTCTATACGAAAGCGCGAAGGGCTAACTATGGAAAAGTTCGGTTCACGAATCGGGATTTCAAATCCGTCTGTGAGCACGATCGAGAGCGGCAAGTCTAATCCGTCGAATCAAACGATTCTCGCAATCTGCCGCGAGTTCGGTGTGTCTGAAATGTGGCTGCGTACCGGCGAGGGTAAGCCCTATCCGGAGCGCGGTCGGCTCGAAGAGCTGTCCTATATGGCCGGGCGCTTTCTGAGCAACGAGCCGACGGAGTTCCAACGGCGGTTCGCTACGATGATGTTCTCCCTCACGGACGAGGAATGGAAGCTGCTCGAGCAGAAGGCCAGAGCGCTGCTGGAAGAGCTGCCGGAACCGTAAAAAAAGAGAGCCGTTAAAAAACGGCTCCTTTTTTTCAGCCCGTCAGGCCGAGGGCAAAGGCGTATAGCAGTCTGAGCGCTTCCTCTGAGGCGTTTTCGACCGCCTTCATCAACTTTTCCCGCGTTTTTTCGACGTTTTCTCCCACCTTGACCGCTCCTTTCGTGATTCTGCACCAAAATAGTCCTGTAAAATTGGTCGGTTTTACCGCTTGCGCTTTGCGAAATGCGTGATAAAATGGAATTAAGAGAATCATTGGAGAATGCCGCGCGGTTTGTCCGCTGCTTTCCCGACGTCCGCGACGCAGGAGAACAGCAGCGGGCTGCCTTTTACATAGTCCAGCGAAAAACTGTGCAGATCGGTGAGCCGGATGCCGTCGACGGTGACCTGCACATTCGTCCCGTCGGCGGTGATGCTGATATGCTGCATGGCGTGTCCCTCCTGTCTTTTGGTGACTTTACCGTAGCACAAGAGGCACGCGGTGCGCAATGCTCAAGTTTGATTTCGCCGGATCATCTTTGATCCGAAGCGGATCATTTTTGAAACTTTGAGAGGAGGCGCGGAAAAACGAATATTCAGGATGTGATTAGAGAGATCGCGGCACGAAAAAACGAAACCGGAATGAGCAGTCAGCAGATCGCCGACGCCGCGAACGTGTCAAAGGCGACTGTTGTTCGGATGCTGCGGGGAGAGGACGGCACGGGTCCGACGGCGCAGACGCTTTTCGACGTCGCTGACGCGGTTGGCTGCCGCTTTGGCGACGGCAAGCCCGGAGACGAACACGCGGAATGCCGGGAGCAGATCGAGCTAATGAAGGCGCATCACGCGGAGATGGTCGCGCATTACAATCGCGCGCTTGCGGTCAAGACAAGGTGGCTGCGCTTCGCCGTGGTGCTGAGCCTTGTATTGTTCGCGGTGATTATCGCGGTTTTGATGCTCGACGTCAGCCGCCCTGGAATCGGCTGGTTCCGGTCATAAAAATTGGCGGCCAGATCGGCCGCCGCTTTCTTTATTAAAATCAAAAGGGGAGAACAACATGGGGTGCATCAGGTGCGGCCGGGATATACCGGACGACGCGCCGTATTGCCCGTGGTGCGGCAAAAAACAGGCGCAGGAGAAACGGAAAGCCCTGAAGCGGCCGAACGGTGCGGGGACGGTTTACAAGCTTCAGGGGCGCAGGAAACGCCCGTGGGTGGCGTCCAAAAACAGGGTGATCGTCGGGTACTTCGAGAGAAAGACCGACGCTTTCGCCGCGCTGGAACGGCTGACCGGCAAGAGCGTAACGGAACGATATAACATGACGTTCGCTGAGGTGTTTGATGATTGGAAAACGGAGCATTACAGGACGATTGGGGAGAGCAGCGTCAGAATATATGAATGGGCGTTTTCTCTTTCGTCACGGCTGCACGAAAAACTGTTTCGGACGCTTCGGACGGCTGATTTTCAAGCCGTTATTGACGAAAACAGCGGGCTTTCTGCGTCCGCGCTCGGGAAGGTCAAGGCGCTCTTTATGCAAACGTCGGAATGGGCGGTGCGCGAGGAAATCGCAACGACCAATTTTGCACAGTTTATAACCGTAACAGGTAAAAAAAGGAAAGAAAAGGAAGTCTTTTCAACTGAGGACGTCGAAAAGCTGGAGGCCGACGGCAGTCCGGCCGCGAAAATCATCCTGATGCTGATCTACACCGGAATGCGCATTGGGGAGCTGTTCGCGCTCCCGGTTTCCGGGTATCATGGGGAATACTGCGTCGGCGGCGAAAAGACGGAGGCCGGCCGAAACCGGATCATCCCGATCCACCCAAAAGCGCGCGCATATTTCGCGGAGCTCGCAGAACACGCCGACGGTGCGCTTCTAATGTCCGGCTACAGCGGCCAGCGGAGCGCGAATAACTTCCGCGCGCGTGAATACTATCAGACGCTGGAACGGCTCGGAATCGAGCGCAAGACCCCGCACGCTACGCGGCACACCTTTATCAGCCGCGCGGTGGCTGCGGACGTCAAGCCGGAGCTGCTGAAGGTGATCGTCGGGCACGCGAATTACTCCACGACCGCCGACGTGTACTATCATCCGGATGTTGATTCACTTGTCAAGGCTGTTGAGTGGTAGTTTCGCGGTTACTAACGGGTTACTAACAAGAGAAAAACACGGTTTCAAAACGTGAATATTTTCCGGCAATAAATAAAAGAAAAAGTTAGGAAATCGGTTGAATTCCGAACTTTTTTGGTGGCAAGATGGAGATTCGAACTCCAGACCCATTGCATCATATCTCACAATATCTTTTCATTCGGAATACTC